ACTACGCAGCTGCAGAGCGGTTGCAGAGGCAAATGGATGTAGTGCGGAGAGTGTCCGCAGAATCTTAATCGAGAACGGCATCAACCGAACGGGGTGGAAAACAACTCCGCAGTACGCCCTTCCGAAGAAGAGCTATCCAAGAAAATACGAGCACGTTCGCTATGACAGGGTGTGTCTATATTGTGGAAAAGAATTTGAAGCGCACGACAAGAGGAAAGCGTATTGCTCAAAGAAGTGCAGGGACATTGCTCTCCGCATAAAGAAGGGGATTCGATGCAACCCAAACACGGAACCATTTCATAAGACTTGCGTAGTTTGCGGAAAACCATTTGATACATTTCGAGAAGCCACAATCACCTGCTCGTCAGAGTGCGCCGAAGAGCATAGGCGAACATATAGGCCGAGAGATAAGCGCTACGAGCTTTCGTGGGATGAGTATGTGACAAAAGTAAAGGCCGAAGCCGAAGAACGAAAAAAAGAGAGACAACTTGTTAAATCAAGAATAGACCTCATTCGACACATCAATGCTTACGCGAACAAGAGGACACCGAAAGAGTGTGCCTTTTGTGGCGATACCTTTTATAGCGAATATCCCAATAAGAAATACTGCTCGGACGAGTGCTCACGCAAGGCGAATAATCGAAAACGAGACAAGCGCATATCTAAAGACAAAATCGTGGACACTGACATCGAATTGCCAAGATTATTCAAGCGTGATAAGGGTATTTGCTGGATATGCGGATGCCAATGTGATTGGAGCGATATACGAGTAAGCAAAAGCGGATACGAATATCCGGGAGATACATACCCTACAAAAGACCACGTTATACCAATCAGCAGGGGCGGCACAGAGTCGTGGGATAATGTGAGACTTGCGTGTTGGAAATGTAATTGCGTTGAGAAGCGAGACAACCTATACCCATATGTTCCGCTTGAAACGGAGTTCGCATATTCTTGTAAATCCAAAGGAACACAACCGAAGAGAACGGCTCAATACACTTTAGACGGCGAGCTTATAAAAATATGGGAGTCAACGGCAAGTATCCGCAGAGAGCTTGGCTTTAATGATAAGCACATACAGAACGTGTGCAGAGGAGACAACAATAATACCGGGAACGCTTATGGGTTCCATTGGGAATACATAAAGGAGGCGTAATGCTTGGCTTAACTGAAATAGTGAACAAGGGCACTCGCCTCGAACAGTTAAAGGAACTACTCCGCATACTTGCGGATGAGATAGATGCGAGACCAGGTGCAAGGGACTTGGCTCAACTGTCAAGACAGTACCGTGAAACGCTGAAGGAGATTGCAGAGATAGAAGGAGCAGAACAGAATGACGACGACATCTCGGAAATCTTATCAGAGCGGGCTGCTGCAGGGAAGTCAGGAGCCGTGCGTTAGAATAGCGCCGACCTATAACGAGACGGATGGGATAGATGCGGAGCGAATCCTACGGAGCGGGCAGATGCTGCTTGATCCGTGGCAAAGCCTGGTGCTTTGCGATTGGATGGCAGTCGGGCTGAACGGCAAGTGGATTTGCCGGACCTGTGGCGGAAGCGTTCCGAGACAGAACGGCAAGACCGGACTCGTTGAGGCGAGAGCCGAAGCGGGTATGCTGATGTATAACGAGCAGGTGATCTACACTGCACATCTGCAGAAAACAGCAACGGAGACATTCGAAGAGATGGCTTCGTTTTTTGATACTCCGAAACTGAGGAGATATGTAAAGGATATTAAGACGGCCCTGGGGCGTGAGCAGATCATTCTCAATTCGGGAGCGCGGGTAAAGTTTCTTGCCCGTACCAGAAATGGTGGTCGAGGCCAGCACGGGGATCTTTTGATCTTTGACGAGGCGCAGGAGCTGAGCATTGACGCTCAGGCATCATTTATTCCGGCTATATCTGCGAGCGCTAATCCACAGACGATATACGCAGGAACTCCACCGGATCCGAATTCTGACGGATCTGTATTCCGCGGGATCAGGGACAAGGCTCTTAATGGAAAGACAACCAGCACAGCGTGGTTTGAGTATTCGGTACCGGAGATCGGCGATGTAACGAACAGGGACAGATGGGCTGAAACTAATCCGGCACTCGGACGGAGAATCATGCAGACCACTATCGAAGGTGAATTGGAGCAGATGCCGGCGGATACCTTCGCCCGTGAGCGCTTAGGCTGGTGGACTCCAATCGTGGAGCACAAGCTTGATTATGCGATAGATCGTAAAGCGTGGGAGGCTTGTAAGTCGGAGCTGCCTAAGCCGGAAGGCAAAACAGCTTACGGCGTAAAGTTCTCCGCAGATGGTTCAGCCGTTGCCCTGTGTGGAGCGGTGATCCCTGAAAGCGGACCGGCCCGCATTTCACTGATCGAGCAGAGACCGACCGGTCACGGGATCGGATGGTTGGCGGATTGGCTGAACGAGAGATATAGCAAAGCGTGCTGCGTTGTCATAGATGGACGCAACGGAGTCGACGTGCTTGTGGAGCGCATCCAGGGTACTTGGAAGATGAAGGGCTCCGTGATCAGGCCGTCTACAAAGGATATGATCGCTGCAACGGGCACGCTTGTGAACGCGCTCAACGAGAAGTCGGTGACATGGTTTCACCTTCAGGAAGCGCTGAACGATAGCGCAATAACATCAGTAAAGCGCCCTATGGGAGGCGGATGGGGCTTCGGCGGAGACAATGCAATTCCGATTGAAGCTGCATCGCTTGCCCTGTGGGGAGCTATGAATAGCAAACGAAATCCTGAGAAGAAAATGAGGATTGGGTAATGAATGTTTTTATAGTACCGCAGAAGGTAATCGGATTGGGCGAAGCCGAACAGGCGATGCTTGCAAAGCTCTTGAACGTTTACCAGAACGCATCAATCAAGAACGAAACGAAGGATAGATACTACGAGGGCAAGATCTCTCTTGACGAGGTCAATCTTGGGATCGCGCTTCCTCAGGGAATGCGTGGACTTGAGATCGGATGCGCATGGGGCGCAAAGACCGTCGATGTGCTCGCCGGCCGTTCGATGTTTGACGGATTCGTCGGAGAGAATGGCGAAGAGGTGGAAGAGCTCGCAAGGGTCGTCCGGAACAACAATCTTATAGCTGAGTATCCGAAAGCATGTCGTGATGAGCTGAAGATTGGATGCTCGTTTGCGACACTGTCAGCTGACGATGATCTTGGCTGTAAGATCCGATTCCATTCAGCGAAATCGGCAGCAGCCGTATGGGATGGAGAAAAGGGCCGTATTGCGTATGGCTTCGCAATTACGGATACCGCTCCGGATGACGACAAGCAATTGGTGTGGACTCCGTCAATGATGAATCTGTACACAGACGACGCTATCTGGGTACTCCATCGCGATGGGCAGATTTGGTCAGCAGAAAAACACGAGCACAAGATGGGCAGACCGCTCATGGAGCCGTTGATCTACAATCCGACCAGCTCTAAGCCGTTCGGGCAGTCGAGGATCAAAGAGCCGGTCAGACGGCTGATTCAGGGTTATGTCAGAACCATTGCCAATGCAACGATCGGGCTTGAGTTCAGCACAGCTCCGCAGAAGTATCTGCTCGGAGTTACGGACGACCAGTACGATGCAGTTGTTAATCAGAAATTCAAGCAGTACGTTGGCAATATCCTCGCTTCGACAGTTAACCCGGAGACAGGAGAAAAACCGACATTCGGACAGCTTCCACAGGGAAGCATCGGACCGCACGTTGAGATGCTGAGGATCCTCGCTACACAGTTTAGTGCAGCAACGGGCCTGACAGTGACTGACACAGGAGTGGTAAATGATGCGAATCCGACAAGCTCCGACGCGATCCTTGCACAGTCTCAGACTCTGGTCAGCATGGCCGAACAGCTGAACGAGCGCAACGGAGACTCGCTGAGGACAATCGCTCTGATGGCAATGGCGATCGTGCACGATACAACGATGGACGGACTTACAGAGACACAGCAGAGCATCGTCGCTCATTTTAAGAACCCTGCAATGCCGTCCGTAGCGGTAACAGCAGACGCAGCCATCAAGATAGCATCGGCCCGCCCTGAATTCGCTGGAACTGACACGTTCCTCGAAATGATTGGGTTTGATCAGGCAGATATCAGACGGATCAAGGCTCAGGAGCAGAGAGAGCGAGGGCTCCAAGTTCTCGGTGAAATCGGTGGAGAGTAATGGCACGTATTACAAGAACAGCGTGGAACAACTACATCAAAGTGCTTCGGAAGATGAGCGACCGCGCAACAACTGAGATGCTGGCGATGGTCAACAAGCTCAGCGGTCAGTACAACGATGGGATAATAACGCAGACGGAATACGAGAACGCGCTGATCGATTACGCGTATGCACTGGCTACGAAGTACGGCGAAGGCGCAGCTGCTGCGGCCTGTGAGATGTATGACGCAATACAGGCCCTTCAGGGAGGCGGAAATCCGGCAGTCCCAGCTGAGACCGCAACGATCGGAGAAACTGCTAAGGCGGTAAAGGGCACACTGAAGACGGGTAACCCGAAGATCGTAGCGGACGCAGTCGGAAGACTGACGAAGCTGGCAGGAGTGGACACGATGCAGCAAAACGCGATCGAGAACGGTGATGAGTGGGCATGGATCCCTCGTGGTGATACCTGCGCGTTCTGCCTGACACTCGCCTCGAGAGGATGGCAAAAAGCATCGAAGCAAGCGATCAAAAACGGACACGCGGAACACGTCCACGCGAATTGCGATTGTACTTTCGCGGTTCGAAAAGCGGGCTCTGATCTGAACGTCGAAGGATACGACCCGCAGAAATACGAGGATATGTATCACGATGCCGACGGCAATACTCCTACACAGCGCATAAACGCGATGAGGCGTGAATTCTACGATAAGAACAAGCAAGTCATCAACGCGCAAAAGCGGAGCGCATACGCAAAAAGAATGGAACGGAACAGTTCCGAAGCAGAAGAATTCAATGTTGATTAGAGAGCCATTACGGGCTCTTTTTTCATATACAACTGGCAACTCGTGCCTAAAACGAGGTTTCACTCACAGGAGGTAATTTATGGAAACTGGAATCCCTACAAGC